ATTTTTTATGTTTTACTGCGCAGTTGATACAAATAACCGGGCATAAATAGCAATATCCAAATGGATTTGAAACATGTTCAGGATTAGAATAGCCGTGAACATTTTTATTTTTACACAAATCACATTTCGCTCGACATGGACTTAACGGGAAAATCTCGGCAATGTTATATAGACTATGACGTAGACATATATATTGGTTATGTTCTGACATTATAAACTATATAATATAATAATTATACTTTTAGACTATTATATTATATTCAATTTTTATGTGAATAGACAGAAGATTTTGTGCCTATACCACTACATGATTACATTGTTACATGATTACATTGTTACATGATTACATTGTTACATGATTACATTGTTACATGATTACATTGTTACATGATTACATGATTATACAATTAAGCGACGTTTTTTTGTTTTGACAGGACTTGGCCGTTTATATTTTGATATCGATTTATTGCGTTTTGTCTTTTTTTGTTTTATATTGCGTGTTGAACCACGTACTTTATCATTGGATGTGAAATAAGTCCAAGGCTGTGACGGTCTATCAAATAAATACGGAGCATATCGTTTCCACTGGATATGTTTTTTTATGTAATCTTTTACTATAAAGGATGTACCACACGACGTACCCCATCTGGCATAAAACCCCATATTTTTACACGAATTAGTGTCTGCTACACAGCCATCTAAAGCACCTCTGGGTTGATATGGCAATGGTCTATCTGCTTGACTCATGAAAGCACGGTCATCTAATTCGTAATGTGAACACACGGTTCTAGAACACGGATTTATCTTATTTAAATATACATCATAATGGTCAGCGATAATTTCTTGCGCCAGTAAAATATTTAATTTGCCTTTATGTTGTTCCATTAATTGTTCCAATCGAACTTTACGGGCTCCTTGGTGTCGTCGGATATCATCAAAACCACTATTAACACATTCTAAATTTCTAATCCGGGCATCATAAGGAGCATTAAATCCTATAAAATATCCATTCTTCTTTCGTTCTACATTTACGTACTCTAAACCTAATTCTATGCGCATGATTTCATTGCGTTTTGTATCTCCAATTAGCCACGAATTTGCATAATCGCCAGAATTTTCCTTTTTCAAAAAATCAACATAATCGTCTAAAGTATTGGCATATTGCATACAATTTCGTATTCTACAAATAATCGGGTCGCCGTGTTTGTAAGCATTAAATCCACCTATTGTGGTTTCTGTTCCTATAAAACCCTTGCTATTAATAAAAAAGTCGGTTTGGCTAGATATATACCCAGGGGCTCCTTGGAATAACATACGATGTCCATTAGTTGGGGTTATGTCAATAATATTGTTAAAATTTTGACCATCTATGAAATTATCAAATGAATTATGCGCGCAGCAAATCTTGCCATCGTGTGTATAATCACCAACCGCCATAAAGGCTGAACATTTGTCACTTGAACCCTTAGACCCGCCTTCAAGTTGCCCCACTGCTGGCAATGTTTCCAATAAATGACCATATTTTTCTATCAAATGTGGCATTTCATCTAAATATAACTTGAGTTTCGGTATAACATATTCCAACGACGCAATATTATTCCATAATACAAGTTCGTCTAAATCCACATTCGCTCCTTTCGCAATACCGGTTAATTCGGTATAAAACTCTGGAAAGTTTTTCTCAATCGACGTTTTAAAAAAGAAGTTGCTTATTTCTTTGAAAAAATCCATTTTTAACCCATGCGAATCGTACAGGTTCCATTCCATAGTAGACAAGCATGTTTTTATCTCGTCCTTTAATAAAGTTCCGTGCGCAATACCTCGTTCATATGGTTCTCCTTTTATAGAAATATAGTTCCATCCATTTCTGTTATATTTGAATCCATTTTTTACTTTCATTTATTAAGTTGTATATATATACAATATAACTACAAAAAAACGGTATTATTATGTCTGCCGTTATTTTTTTTGAAATTTATCGATTTTCATAAAACACGCATAATTTAAAATATAAACGCATAACGATTTAAAGATTTTTACATAAAAAATAAATATAGGAAGATGGATAATACAAATAACGTGTTGACTATTAAAACAGTTCAAATTGCCCCATTTCGAACATTAATGACTGCTTTAAAAGATATATTACTAGAAACGAATATTACATTTAAGCCAGATGGTATCCGTATTATCAATATGGATAAATCACATACTATGTTGGCACATTTATTTTTGGCCGCTGAAAACTTTGAACATTATGAATGTAAGAAGGACAAGATTGTAGTAGGAGTGAACATGTTTCATTTATTTAAGCTTATCAACTCTATAGATAACGACGATACCTTGACAATCTATATTGAAAATAATGATTATTATGATGGAATTGTATCTTTTCTAGGTTTGAAGTTTGAGAATGGTGATATAAAGCAATGTAAAACACAAAAATTGCGTCTCATCGAACCAGATTCGGACGAGTTTGAAGAACCGAATGTTCACTTTTCATCCGTTATTAATCTTCCGTCTTCTGATTTTCAAAAGATTATTCGTGATCTCTCGTGTATTTCAGAACGTCTAGAGATTAAATCTGTTGGAAACGAGTTAATTTTCAGATGCGAAGGGCAATTTGCGACTGCTGAAGTGAAACGCGAAGAATCAAGTGGTGGTATGGAATTTATTGAAAAACAAGATGCCAGCAAAATTATTCAAGGTGAGTTTTCACTAAAGAACCTTGGATATTTCATTAAATGTACAAACCTTTGTAGTCAAATCGAAATGTATTTGGAGAACGATTTGCCATTGGTAGTGAAATATTACGTTGCCAGTTTAGGTTCTATTAAACTATGTTTGAGTCCACTCCCTTCTAAGAATAACGATTAGATGATGATATTGGAATGAAATAGTAATTTTTCATATATGTAAATAGGTTAGTCACGTATTTACATATACACGGTTGAACGTATAGTTCGTTTCTTATTAGTATTGATTTTATTTCTTAGTTCTAGTCTTTTTACTTTTATTTGTTTTGGCCTTTGTCTTTTTAGTTTTATTGCTCTTTTTAACTCTTGTCTTTTTAGACTTTTTAGCCTTTTTAGCCTTTTTTCCCGGTTTCGCCTTTTTATTTTTTCTGGTTTTTTTACCACCTCGGTTCATTGTAGTTTCCATTGTAGCATTCATGCGTCTACGCAATCCCATCATAGGATCTTGGGAATGCATAGTTACACCAGTGTAGGCATCGCGTTTGCCTTGAAAACGGAATTTCGGTGCATACTCAGTTGCATCGGTAATGCTACATTTTTTCATTTCTTCTTCTAATTCGTCCTCTGTATATGGCGAATCAAGCTGATAATTCATGACATAATCATCCGGGTTACACATCAATTCTATACAATACATTATTTGTATTGACATGTCTAAATTTTGTATATCATCTGCTGTATCTGTCATGTTTTGTTTACGCTCGCTAGGAATACGATCAAGTATATCAGTGTAATAGTATGTAAATACATTTTTAATCATGTCAGAAATATTCTTATTCTCAGCTAATAGTTTTCTTATATTGCTTACTGACATATCAGTAACGTATGATTCTATTAAGTTTCTGACCTCTTCTTGCTTACTTGCTAATATTCTAATATTTTGTTCTATGAGCGTTCCTTGGTTAATATCATCTTCTATTCTTTTTTGTATATTTACATCAACACTATTCACAAACCTTATACTTGCGTCACGCATTTTTTTACAAGAATCACCTATACAAGATATGATTTTGTTCATATTTATATATTATTATATTAAAAAAATACGACGTATTATAAAAAATGATATATCCTAAAGTTATCAATCTTTTTTTTGACGCACCATGTCTAATATTCGGGTGCGTGCTTTTTAAATAAACATCCGTGCGCATCAATACCACTACTACAATTAATAAGTGATGCGTCTTGAAAATCACATTTTGCCAACCAAATTTTTATGATACAAAAGTTTTTTTTCGGAGAAATCGTAATACCTGTAATATCACTTTGTAGTTTTTGATTGTTTGATAAACATTCACCAACTAAACTGTAGCTTAAGCTTTTCCAACACTCGTAAACAGTTTTATTATTTACCTTATATGAGAAACACCCTCCCGCTCTATTTTTTGGGTCCTCCCAAAGTGGAGTAATTCCTTTACGCATTATAAACAACATACAATTAGTCACCAAATTACATGGTAACGTTTCGTTCAAAGCGATTACGTCCTCGGCTGTTTTTAAATTATAAATATTTTTATAGCTATTCAACGACCAATCCGTATCATGAGGTAAATGAGCCCAAAAGCACCATTCATCTGATAGCATATGCTTTGTCGACATATGTTGTTCTTCTTGTTGCATTGTAGAATTAACTAAACTATGGGAGAACTCCATTATAGTATTATTTGTCAATTTTTTTTTATATTATTTCGATAATGATATTTATTATAACTGTATTGACATATATTACTCGCAAATTACTACAGAACCATACAAAGTATTCTCGTCCACATATTCTTCTTTATCGATAGAACTATCCACTGACTTATCCGATGACTCATCTGCTGACTCATCCAGTGACTCATCCAGTGACTCATCCAGTGACTCATCTAGTGACTCATCCTGTGACTCATCCGATGACTCTTCCACTGAGTCATCTAAACTGTCATTTTCTTCGACATTATTTTTTACAATTACATTGCTATTTGTTGGTTTCGGTTTTCCGGATGAAAATGAAGTTATTCCATCTTCATTAAATTTTATAAAAAAAGGATTATGTAAGGTTGCTATAGACATATCTTGTGTCATATAATTTACGCAAAAGTCATCGGTTAAATTAACGTCGTATACTCTTTTAATATACCATTTAAAAAAGGAATATTTAAGAACATTATCCTTTATAAAAAAATTGTAAGGTTCTTTCAAATTAATATCATACTTATTGTTATTCGTGGTTAATTGAAATATAATAAAATTCACATCACATTTCTGATTTAGTAATTCAATTGGATTTTTGAAACAGTGATCTCCTATGAGAGTATAATTTTTTTTGTGTTCAATGTCATTATATTTTGTATACAATAATAATTCGTAGTCTACATTCTCTTTTTCTAACTCAAACAATTCCCATGTCTTGAACGTGGTTATTTCCTCTCCGTTTTTTATTAATATGACTTCATTTCTATCTCTAAAATAATTGTCCGTTATTGAATGAAACTTGGGTAAAACTGTGGTTTTATAATAATAATGTGCCACTGTTATTATCTCACATGATTTCCAGCTAATATTGTAACATATGTCTGTACAACAATTGTTACATTTACTAACACATATTTTATGTAAGTTAATTTTACTGTCATAACTTTCAAACGGAAATAATATAAATATGCCTCCTAATAACAACATATCATATACTACGTATAATAAACTACATAATGTCGACATAATACAAACTATAAAATCTAATAATATCATTATCATTCGAATGATAATTATACTATTTTAAAACGGATATTTTTATATTATTTACATAATAGATATTGTATTACCTTATTGGTGAATCTTATCAAAATCAACTACGATTTCCTCGTGTGGTTGTCTAACAACTAGTAGTTCTTCCGGATAATCATCTGGGTATTTTACACTATATTTGTTTTCACTGCTAGATGGTGATAACCCAAATACAAAAAGCAAAACAGCAGTTATATATGTCATTAGTATAAATGGAATAAATACAATTAACCATGAGACTAGACTCAACCCACTCTTACAAAGAATGTTTAAAAGTAATGTAAAAACGATCATTACAATTGTTTTAAAAAACGCAGTGTTGTTGTGTCCTTTAAACGTATCTATTATAATTTGCGTCAATGAAAATCCTAAATATAATATAGCAGGCGGGCATAAACTATCGATCATTATATACTATAAGGGTATAATATTTATTCGAAAAACATGGCTTCGCCATCCTTTATTTCGCCAACAATATTTCCAATCTCACCATCATCATCATCGTATATATTTCCATTTTCTTCGTCGTCGCAGTAATATTTTTTGTCGTCTATTTCTATTTCGATAACTTCACTTGTTTCCTCCTCGTCTGCCGACGGCTCTTCTTCGTCTGCCGACGGCTCTTCTTCGTCTGCCGACGGCTCTTCTTCGTCTGCCGACGGCTCTTCTTCGTCTGCCGACGGCTCTTCTACCTCTTCCTCGTCTGCTGTCTCTGGAACTGCCTTCTTGGTTGGGAACGTAGGTGTATTATCCTCGTCTGCCGACGGCTCTTCCTCCTCTTCCTCCTCTACCTCTTCGTCTTCGTGTGCCGACGGCTCTTCTTCTTCCTCTTCCTCTTCGTCTGCCGATTGCTCCTCTTCCTCAACCTCTTCTTCCT